ATCTCGTTTTGCACGAACTTCAGCAGCAAGACGGGCAGGTTCTGCATCAATAGCCGTTTGTTTTAAGGCATCAAAGTATGTTTCTTCTTCAGCAGTACACTGGACTAGTACGCCTTTTATGTTATTATATCTAGGCATTGGCTACTCCATACATTACAATTTCTCCTGACTGTATGCCTCCTTGGTGAAAAATAAACCTGATAGCATCTACGTCTTCAGCAGCTAGCCTTGCACATGTGGCGGCTTGGGAAGCATTGGATGCAACTATTTGGTTTGCATTATTCATGTATGCAACCATACTTACGCCATATGTAAAAGCAGCTACGTGAGGGGCATACAATTCAAACCTACCTGAAACTCCGTATTCAGCCGAAGCGTTTCCTATTGTGGTAATGCCGACATTCATACCGATGGTATCAGTGGTTTCTGATTGGTGGTAATCTCCACTACTAGTAGAAAAATTAGTGCCGCCATTAGTGCTTGTTTGAACAAAAAACTCACTAACGTCAGTATCTGGTATAACGTGTTGTAACATAAATACATAGTGGTCAAACTTGGTTGCATCAAAATCATCGTCATCAAAAACTACGCTTGCTGTACCATCCGAAATAGCACCTGACGATCTTATGAAGACCATAGAGCCACCAGTAATCTTAGTACCCATATAGGTAGCTAAAGTTTCAACTTTGGTCATACGCATTGTACCACCATCGTTTGTTAGAAAACCGTCACCGTCTGCAACAGCAGTAGTACCTCTAGCTGTGCCACCATCAATCAAGTTAATCTCTGCTGCTGTTGATGTTACCCCATCAAGAATATTTAATTCTGCGGCTGTTGATGTAACTCCATCAAGGATATTTAATTCAGCAGCAGTACTAGTAACTCCATCAAGAATATTAAGCTCTGCGGCGGTGCTAGTCACACCGTCTAATATGTTTAACTCTGCTGGTGTGGATGTAATGGCTGTGTTACTTGCGGCTGCTAGTAGTGGAATTGTACCCGCAGCATCGGGTAGAGCAATAGCCCTATTCGTACCAGAATTGGGTGAGGATATTGTAAAAACACCGTTCCCATTGGCGTTTGATGAGAAGGCTATCTTACTCATATTGCATACTCCATATTGTATATTTTAGGGCTTTAAGGCGCAGTGGGCCATGTAATGCTGCTAGGAAAACCAGCCTGTGCAGGTACATCTAAAAGAGCGGTTCTGTATGTGGCCCATGCAGTTCGTTGCTCTGATGTTAATGCAGCCCAGCGCAGTGCATTACCAGCTATTAGGTCTACTTCTGATTGCAGTTTTGAGTCACGCTCTTGACGCATCCTATCTGCAATAGGTGTTGAAGGAACATACTCAGGGCTATCGTTTGTTATAGTGGTTTCACCGGTTATAACGTCTACTGTTACATTTTTCATTTTAATAGCTCCATTGCAGGTTAGCTGTTCCCGAAGTAAAATTACCACCAGTAGTTCTAAATACCAGTCGAGTTAGTCTACTATCTAATCCACTTGCCGTCCCTGTACCTATAACAGTCAAATTTTTATTTTGGAGGCTCACAATATGGTTACTTAAAAAAATGTTTGTACCTGTTTGTTTATACAGGTGAAAGACTATGTGGTTTTTATTACTACTATTTACAGATGTATTATATAGGATTATCATACCGGCAGTTTCATTTGCTCTCGTAGCACTGGCCATCTCTTGCGACCTGCTAGAGTAGTCACCATCGGTGGTGTGAATTGCCCCGCTGTCTCCAAGCTGAACCAAATAATTTTTATTTGCAGTATCAAGATTTGCTTGATATACAATTAATCTAAGCGACTTTATTCCGTCTGGAATATTACTAAAAGTTATACTCCCTCCGTCTGTCGGCAAAGTAACAACGGAGGTCTCATCCGAAGCCTCAACTTTAGTGCCTACATAAGTAGCTAAAGTATCAACTGTGGTCATACGCATTGTACCAGCGTCATTAATAAGTACACCATCCCCATCGGCTACCGCTGTAGTGCCTCTTGCAGTGCCACCGTCTATGAGATTAATTTCTGCTGCGGTAGTTGTAACACCATCTAGGATATTAAGTTCTGCTGCTGTACTAGTCACTCCATCTAATATGTTAAGCTCTGCTGTAGTTGATGTCACACCATCAAGAAGGTTTAGTTCAGCGGCTGTGCTAGTTACCCCATCTAATATATTAAGCTCTGCGGCTGTGCTAGTTACCCCATCTAGGATGTTAAGCTCTGCACCTGTGGAAGCAATGGCCGTTGACCCTAGAGTTATACCAGCAGTTGTTACACCGTTCGTACCATGAAGTGTTATTGTCATATTATATTACCACCAATCTTGAACCGTCTGAAATTGTCACCGTTACACCGTTATTCACCGTAATCGGCCCAGTGGTCATGGCATTTCGGTTTGCTGGGATCGTATAGCTGGCGCTTACAGCCTGGTCGTTTTCGTAGAACATTTCATTGCCAACGCCACCAGTTGCTCCACCACCTACTGAACCCCATGCGGAACCATTGTAGCCCTCAAATGCAGTTAGAGTAGAGTTAAAACGAAATGCACCTGTAGTTGGTGAGCCATCTCGCTGGGCTGTATTACCAGTGGGCAACAGGGCTGAACCTGTGGCACTTGTCTTTGCAACAATGCCCACCAGACCATCAACTAGGTTAAGCTCTGCTGCTGTTGATGTAACCCCATCTAAGATATTTAACTCTGCTGTAGTAGAAGTAACACCATCCAACAAGTTTAGTTCTGTAGCTGTACTAGTAACCCCGTCTAAGATATTAAGTTCTGCAGCCGTACTGGTTACACCATCAAGTATATTCAACTCAGCAGCAGTACTAGTAACTCCGTCTAATATGTTAAGCTCTGCTGTTGTGCTAGTAACACCATCAAGAAGGTTTAGTTCTGTAGCTGTTGAAGTTACGGCTACATCCTCGTTAATTTTAGGGGATGTTAAAGTTTTGTTAGTCAGCGTCTTGGTCGTGGAAGCCATAAATGTATCGAAATCTGATACAAGAGCCTGTTTCATCACATCCGCATCACTAATCACAACGCCGTCAGTTGCGACCAAGGTTACTGTAGCCTGAGTAGTAGCTGACCCATCAAGAATATTGACTTCAGCGGTCGTTACGGTTGCCCCGTCTAGGATGTTTAATTCAGCACCGGATGCAGTAAGGCCTGTGACGTTATTTGAAGTGCCGCTGACTGTGTCGACATAAGCTTTTACGGACTGCTGTGTTGGAACCAGAGTGGCACTGTTAGAGGACATATTGTCTTCATCCACAAACGCTGTAACAGTAATTGTGCCATCAGATAGTGAACCGAAGTTCATCGTACCTGTTGTTGTGATTGCTGACGAACCGTTATTGATAGCGCCAAAACCACTGGTAATTGAACCAGCATCCAAAGCACCAACTGTAGTTAGATTTGCTTGGGTGGTTAAGTTCGTCTGCATGTAATTGTTAATGTCGCTCATGGCGACCTGCTTCATCGTACCAGCGTCATTGACCACGACCCGATCAGCGTCTGCAAGAGTTGTACTCACAGCAGACGTATCGCCGTCCAAAATCGACAGTTCTGCTGGCGTAGCAGATATTGTAGCGTTACTCGCCGCCGCTAGAAGTGGCAGTGTACCAGATTGGTTTGGAAGATTGATTGTCCGGTCTGCTGTGGGGTCAACAATGGTCAGTGTTGTTTCGTGTGCGTCTGCTGTTGCGCCTTCGAATACAACAGCGTTCTGAGCATTCATAATAACGCTATTCACAACCGTCTGTGTACCTTGCACCGTTAGGTTTCCAGCGACAGTTAAGTTATCACCTACCGTAACTTCCGATGTGGTGTGACCAATAAGAACTGCACCGCCTGATGTCTCAGTTGATACTTTAAGAATGCCTGTTTTGTTGGCTATAAAAGAGTTAGTGCCGTCATGGCTGATTTCTAAATCATCGCCTGTACCTACTTTGATTTTTGCATTGTCAGGCATATCGACATGGGTGGCAGGGCTAAGAACTCCAGTTACTGCCAGGGTGCTATCAAACGTACCAGCGCCAGTGACATCTACTGTGCCAGCAAAGTCTACGTTAGCCCCAGCAAATGTAGCCGCTGTTGTGCTGCCAGATTTAACAATCAGGTTACCGCTAGTATTGGTTAAAGAGCCAAACTGTGTACCACCGTCTTTGAGAAATACGTCCCCACCGTCAGCGTCGAGGATAATATCACCAGCTACGTCAATTGTTAGGTCACCGCTGGAGAGATCAATCTCTGTTCCATCGATGGTTATGTTGTCCACAACCACGCCAGCGTCAGCCGTTATAGCGCCCGTGAAGGCTGATGTGCCAGTGACTGCAAGTGTACCTGCTGTGGCTACGTTACCTGACGTATTGGCTACCGTGAACTTGTTTGTGTCCATCGTCAGACCGCCATTCAGTGCGGTGGCCCCTGTAACAGCTAGCGTACCTGCGGTGGCGACATTGCCTGAAGTATTCGCAACCGTGAACTTGTTGCTGTCCATAGTCAGACCGCCATTCAGTGCGGTTACACCAGCCACGGTCAGCGTAGAGTTAAGCGCAGTAGAACCCGTCAGCGTTAGCGTACCAACAACGGCTGCGTTGCCAGCTACCGTGGATGCGCCTGACAGGAATAGGTCTTTGAAACGTGTCCCTGAGCTGCCTAGGTCAACTGAATTGTTTGATACGGGCAGAATTGCGTTGAGGCTGGTTACTTGAACAAGCTCCCGCCAGACAGCCGCACCAGATGAGCTATCGGTACAGATGTATACACGATCAGTGCTTGTATTTGTCCACATAGAGCCGATTGCATAACTATCGCCACTGTCATCACCAACACCAGGAACGCTGGTTGCAGTAAAGTTGTTCTTGCCGCCAGAACCGCCATTCGCAATTGGTAAAAATCCGCTGACAGATGTAGCCAGAGGTATCTTTGTACCATTGCCTGTAGCGCCGGTGTGCGTGTGACCAGTGGTTGCGTGAAAAGCTGCTAGAAGCTGATTAAATTCGGCATTAAGCGGAGCAGCCGTAATACTTGTGCCGTTAACAATCGAAGCACTGGATTGTCGTGTGTAGCCTGCCATAGTTATCTTCTCCCGGCTGCGCTAAATTCAAAGACCAAACCTTGAATTGAAAATGGTTCTGAAATGCCATCAGTCACAAAAGTAGCCCTGACTGAAAAGCCAGAGCCTTGAATATCCGATGTCATTACTGGTTTAGATGCACCGCCATAAACGATGTTTGTACCGTTGTACGTGACCCCACGACCTGCATAGGTTGTAGGAGCGCCACTACTCGCTTGTGTATATGTTGAGGGGACCGAGGTGTTGTAGTCACCCCAATCGTAATCTACCGCTAAGTTTAGCTCAAAGGGGCCTTCCGCACGAACAAATGTGTTTATCTTTCGTAGTTCTTTGCGTTGCTCAGTCTCTCCGAAATCGAGGTACGGGGTAGAATAAACACTGATTATATTAGCACCGTTAAAGCTCGTACCACTATCCTGTTTAAAAACTTTTCCGTCATGGTCACCATGCAATATAAGTTCTTCTGAACCCACATAATCGCTCGTGCAGCATGAGGCTCGGATACCTAAAAGTTCTCCAAATTCCCAACTAACCCCACCGCCACCGGAATTAGTAAGACCGCCAATGATCCCTGTGCTTTCGGAGGCCCCTTGGACCGCACTTCCCACAGTGGTGGTTACAAAATACCTGACCTGAGATTTAGATCGTACCACTACTCCGGTGAGTGCGTTCATGTCTTCGTTTTTAATCAGGTCAACGAGGGTCGATTGAATAGGTTTGGACAATGTCTCTAATTCTACATCTCCAATTCTGGAAGTTCCAGCAACCGGACGCAGGCCTGATGGGCTGAGAAACATGAGATCGCCGCCGACCTCAAGGACGCTATCCCGTGCCACGCAGCCAATGTTGGTGGTGACGTTTTCAAGGGCAAATGCGTTGGATGCATTAACAGTAATCTTTTTAATATTCTTACTACCGAATACAAATAGGTTGTCACGGAACGGTTTAATCTGAACAACATCAAAGCCAGCCGCTATCTGCCCAGCGCCAGCCGCAGCGGTCCAAGTATATGGATCATTTGGAGCCGAATGAGCGATTGCCGCTCTACTTGCTTCATGGCCACCTAAGAAAAGATGGTTCTCAAAAACATCTACAAGAGCAGGGGCGTTGAGTGCTTTTGCGCCGCCGCCTGTGCCACTACCAGAGTTGTGACTACTACTAGCAGAATATCCGCCACTGTTTCCACTTTTTAATTCTTCCCAGTGTGCGCCATCAAAAATAATAGCTTCATTGACACCGTCTACAAAACAAATCTTATTTCCGGTCCCGAAGTTAAATTGAACGTGTCTAAGGCGGTCAACAGTTTCACCGTTTGCAGTCATCGCTCTGGAAGCAGAGTGGTTAAGTGTGTACTTTCTCCAGCCCACGTTAGCCGTGTAGAAATAAAATGAGTAAGTAGCTGCACCCGCATCCTTACGGGCCGCTATGATTGTAGTACCGCCTGTTACGTCATCTTTAAAAATGGCAATGCCAAGAACTTTGCCGTCACCAGTTACGGAACCAGCTACGGTTACAATTCCGTAATCACTATCAAATTCAGAAAAGCCTTCAATACGCCGATAGCCGCCAAAAAGTGACGGCTCATAGTTTAGCAAACGGCTTGCTGCGCCTGGGTTATTATCCGACAAATCCAAATGATTTTCATTGGAGTTGAGGCCACCAGAACAGATTAACTTAAAGGACTGAATATTGTCCGGCATTAAAACGCAATCCTTGTGTCACGGATTGAAGCGTAGTTGTTTATATACAAAGATTGCAGATTTTTAACGCCCTGTTCATAAGTGGCGTAAGCAGCCTGTGCAGCTTCCATGTTCGATTTAAACATATATAGATGATAAAGCGCACCATCGATTAATACGGTATCGTAGCTGGATGGGATGCGGGTAACATCATCATGCAGTGTAATGTCCGTGTGATTTAGGAAGTATCTGAATTTTAGCGTGTATGCTTTGTCAGGGCTTGGGGTTACCCCATAGCCGTTTCCGTGAGATGGAAAAACAAACCGTGGAATAGTAATTCCTGTGGTTCCAGATGTGTGGTCAGCGTTTCTGTACTTTTTATAGTAAGTATCTCGCTCAATAAATTCTAATGTTGTGAAACCAGCACCTAACGAAGCGTTAGCTTGCATTTGAAAACTGTTCCAATCAACCACCTTGAAAAAATTAGGCCAACTGTATTCTTCTTGTCCTACAACCAAAAGATCAGTTTCTTCAGCGGCATTGAACGGCCACTCAAATTCCATCTGATTAATTTTAGCAACAGAGGCTTTTACGGCATCTTTAATAAGTGCCTGCACACCTGTAGCTGAAGCAAAGTCACCTTCCACGATCTCAACTTCATTGAGCCGTCTGGCAACCTGATTACATAGAGAAATAAATGTGGTTGGCATGGTATACCTTTAGATAAAGTAATGGGGCCAGCGGTTAAGCCAGCCCCAAAAGTTTTATGCTAGTAAGTCACGATCAACTTCATTAGCAGTCAGTACACCCAACTCGCTTACGTCCATCAGCATTGCATAAACACGAAGTTTACCTGCTGTGAATGTTGCACCAGAACCTGCAAAAGTCAGGTCTAATGTGTCAGCCGCAGCCGATACAAGGACACCTGCTTGAGCAACTGTTGGGGCATAAGCAAGATCTGCTGCACCATCAATGTCAAAGGCAACGACATACTCGTTAGCGTCAATCGCCGTACCAAGAAGGACAGTTGCGTCAGTCCCAGTATTTTGAGTTGCGCTTTCCATAACCTGTACGCCGGTCCACAAAATTACTGTGTTCGCCGGGACTGTAATACACTGAACAATATCACCAGACGAACAGTCAATAGCCTGTGCGGTCAGATCAATAGTAAGTTCTTGCATATAAGGATTACGAGAAGGTGAGCCATTACCACGAGTTGGTGATAAGAGGGCAGTTAAAGTAGCCATAGTTTATATCCTCCCTACTATGCTGCGTTATATTTGGCGGTTACGAGTGCTTCTGGACGGAGAATTTTCCGGCCATACATGTGCATCCCACGAACAATGTCTGCAAAGCTGTCTGGATCACGATACGTTTCAACTTTATTGATTTGTTCCGCAGTTGCGACAGCAGAGTCATGACCAGCTACGATTGCACCATAGTTCGTGTTCTGGTTACTTGTGCCAGAAGTACCTGGACCCGTACCAACTGCTGGAAGATTCGAGGAAGTATATACACGAAAGCCGTGCAAATTCTTCAAGATCAGACCATTACGAAGCCCACCAGATTCACCGAAGTCATTGTTAAATAATGAACTTTGCTCGTCTCGCAAGATTTCGCAGAACACCGGATCGACTACCAGCCAACGCCCTTGTGTATCAACCTGCTGTTGGTCAAGAAGACGTGCCATACGAGCTACAACCATCATTGGTGAAGCTGTTGCAGTTGGTAGTGCTGTTGCCCCAGGCAGACGTACTGCGAGTGGGATTGCATGATCACCGGCAGATGATGTGGTAATATTGCCGAATGAACCTTTTATGAGCTTCATAGAAGTCAGCAATTCATCAGAACCAGTAGAATCTACAGCTTTATCACCGTTGACCTGGTCATTGACAGCATTTGCTGATGCATGAAGTGAAGACTGCTTATAGCCTGCCAAGTAACCAAGAACTTCTTGGTCATGCTGATCTGCTAAACGATGGGCCGCACGATCCGTAGCGAGGCTCATAAACGAAACGTGACTCATGCTTTCTTCAATATCGTCCATTTTGAAAGCAAAGTAGTTAGCTTTATCGATGACTAATGAAAAATCTTCGTCATCAAGATCTTGTGCAGATATCTGAGTACCACGTTTGTACTGCGATACAGAAATTTCCGGTTCCTTGATAATTCGAACTGTGTCTCCAACCGAATTTAGCTCACCTATAAAATCACTGTTTGTGATATCGCCGGTGACTGTGCTTTTGCGAAATGCAAGTTGTACTTTTTTCGAGTAAATAACACTCGAAAAATTGCCATTGGGAAGATTCCCGTGGGCTGCTGCTGATGAAAATGCCATTTTATATGCTCCTTTTTGGAATGGCTGGGCCGAAACCCGACAAATCCGAAGAGGACAATTAAGTGGCAGTGATATGTGAGGGTGCGAAGACTAGTTAGTTGCAGCTAAGTAGCAGTCGGGCCTCACCACACTGGTGGACTAAACGTCTATATTCTTCTGGAAAAACAAAATTAGAGGTAGACCTTGCGGTGGCTCTGTTCTGTGTTTTGAGAGTTTTAGTTCTCAGAAGATAGGTCTATTACAGACGTATCATCAAGGAACTGGGAAGTGGCAAATGTATTTACTGTCCGCCACTTCACCTTTATTATACCACCTAACTAATGATATTGCAACAGCCTATCGTGCGCCGCCACTAATGTCATAGTTAAAGTTGCCGTTAGACATTGCTTCAGAGATAGCTTCTTCATGCTTTCCAAACTCCGCATTACTCATTTGCTCAACCTGGCTTTCAGAATATTCTATGCGACTACCAGAAGTTGGTGAAGATGTTGAAGTACGGCCAATCGACTGCGCTGCAGACTTTCGTCTGGGTTTAGTCTTGCTCATGTCAGCCTTATACAAATCAATAGCCCGACTTGCAGAGTTAGCATCCGTATTGTTTTTATACAGAGCATCTTGAATATAAACGGGCTGGAGGGCTACCCACTCGTGAAACCCTTGGTCCTGCCTAATTTCGCCAAAGTCAGGGTGGATCTTTAAAAGCTGCTGTTCTGCATCTTTCTTAGTCAACTTAGTCTCTAGTTTCCGTAGGCTTTCCATACGCTTTTCACCCTCTTCAAGGGCTTCTCCAGACCGCTTGCGAGCAATGCTATCAACGATAGCCGCAACATCAGGATACTTCTTTGACCACTGATCAATTTCAGCGTCCGATTTAGGAAACTTAATCTGACCCTTTGCTGCGGTATCAAGCTGTGCCTTCATCTCTGCCAAGGCTTGATCTTTTTGCTGCATAAGGTTTTGGGAATGCCTACGAAGATCTCCATAACGCTTTTTGTATGTAGTATCTTCGCCTTCAGCGGGTTGTTCTGTAGTTTGAGACTGTGCCGCTAATTCTTCTGCGTAGGAAAGTCCGTTATCTTCTTCTTGATTATCTCTACGATATTTTACCATTTATTGCCTCTGGGGGGGCCGCACTTTGGCGGGTAGCCCTTTAGGACACGAAAGCTATCTTAGGCCTCCGAAACGTCCCTGGTGTGTAGGATGTCTTAGGATAAATCTCCTCGGCTTCATCTTCATCATCCAAATTATTGCTCACCTCAAAGGCTGCAACTTCGATATCAATGTCCTCTTCAGGAGCATCGTCTTCTGCCTCAACAACCTCTTCAGGTTCTTCAGCACCTTCCTCACTTGCGTATTGAATTAGGCCCATGTCATACATTCCCATGAGGCCCATCTCTGCCTCGGCTTGCATGTCCATGATGCGGCTCAAACCGTGCCACTTAACGACATTGGCAGGGAGAACGTATTCGCCCTCGCTGATCAGTGCTTCAATGTCATCAGCTACGTTCTTTGCGGTAGATCCTATCGGGATATCATTGCCAGAAGCTGGGTCTGACATCATGCCATCGCCACAGGCCATCCCGCCATGCGCCATCTCTACAAGCTCATCATCATCCATAGCTTTCTGGACGGCTTCGCCAGTAGTTTCTTCGTATTTACTTAATTTACCATCACCGTCTTTGTCGGCTTTTTTGCGGTCTAATTGAAATTTCTGTTTAGCCATATCCAAACCCTCTGTTGTGGTAATACCTTTATTGGCAGTCGCAAATCCGCCCAGCGCATATTCAATTGTTTCAGCCATTAGGCCGTCTGTGGTGGAAGTCTCTGCATCTGCAGCATCTAAAATTGCTTGCGCTTCTTCAGGGGTAGTATCTCTATTAAACTCACGATGGGCTTCATCATCCTGAGCTTGTAGGCTTGCTCGACCTTCTTCAGTAGGTTCAGCACTTGGCCATTCAATTCCGCTTCTCATAGCGTTATCTATGGCGTCTTCATCGTCTACGATCTGACCGTCCCAAACGGTGGGGATCAATATCTCCCGACCATCAACTTCCATGATCAAAGTCTTTACCGTGGAAAGGCTTCCGTCTTCATTTTCAACGGCCTTGCCATTAGCAATGTTCTGATAGTGATGTCGGGTAATCGGATCCATCATTCGGCTCCCTTAATTGTTTCATCTCGGAGCGTTTTAAATCTACGCAATTCAGCGATAGCGCCTTGAACCTTTAAAATTTCATGGTGGTTCTGGAGGTTCTCCATCTGCCTGTGAAGAAGAGAGATTTTTGCTACTACATACTTTTGCAGTAGATCCATCTGCTTTTTATCGTTCACAAAATAAAGCAGGGAACGGTATAACTCTCTATCCATTATTGTAGCGGAGCCTGGGGCGCTGGTGGTGCGCCTTGTGGTGCAGGTTCATTCCCGCCATTATCGCCGCCCCCTGCGCCTGTGAAGCCCTGCTCTCCGGGGCCTGGAGGTGCGCCAGGAGCCGCTGGTCCTGTACTAGCATCTTGTGGCCCTTGTGGGCCTTGTGCGGCCTGTGGTGGCGGTGCAGGCATCAATGCTTGAATTTCGGCCATCATCTTAGCTTGTATGATTGCTTCTCGCTGATCATTCATAATCTTGTCTTCATCAAGATCCATAGAAGCCGCTAGTTCCCGTAAGACGTAATCGTATTTTACAAACGGAGCCATTTGAGGATTTTGCGTCATCTGCAAAAACTGAAGCAGGCGTTGGCTACGGATTTCATTCCGCATAAGGCTTTCCGTGCCACGAGATTTTACCTCAAGGTCACCGTTGGAAAACTGCTGATCAAAGTTGAACTGCATGTTGAATGCAAATAAGGCTTTGCCCAGTGGCGATAGTAGATAGTCATCTACATTTCGAACTACTGTTTTAATGCCCTGCGCTGCTGCGCCCATAAGCATCGACATACCAGAGGCAGTTCGGCCTACGCCGGTAACTCCGGTCTGACCGTGCGAGAATGACGGGATGCCGGTACTCTCATCTGAAAGCTGACGTGCCTTATCAAACATCTGTAAAAGTTCGTTAGATACGTTGGGAAACTTAGTGCCGTGGATCGCAGCGCCTATCTGGCCCCCTTGGCGGCGGAACACTTTACCAGGATAAACAGACAGGTCTTGGCCTGGGACTAAGTTTGTCTCGTCAATCTCAATAAGAAGGTTGCCAGAGAGAGCGGCATTGTCCACACTCAGTCTCATAAAACCGTTCATTAACAACTGGGTATCCATCATGTTCTCAGCCACACCAATGCCAAAAAGGCCGTAGGGGTTAAGCTCATAAGGCACTGCACA